GTCGCATCTAGTTCTTCACTCATTTGCCTTCCCCTTCTATTACTTGATTGGTATAACTGGTGGGCGTATTTCGCCACGCCATTTTTCTATGGTGTCGTATGACCACAACGGAGTGCGACCATATTCTTTATCAGGTAGTGGCATCTGACCACGAGCCTTGTATGCGCTGATAGTCTTAGGTGAAATACCTAATAGTTCAGCAATCTGTTTTGATGTCAGATAAACATTGTTACCTTTTAACATTTCTAGATTATCTCCATTCTTAAAAGACCCGAGGCGAAATGATTTGCTATCGGGAAGTGGCCATACATAAGGTATGTTGGCTGGCACATCAAATGCGTAGTAACTACTGTCCTTACGCATTAGATTTGATTGATGAGTCATACGCAGTAACTCGCTATTAACCCACCAAGGGTAGGCTTCGCTATTACCTGATTGAAGTTCGTTACATAAATCGGTGAACTTCATCATCATCGCGTATCCATCAAATCCGCGTTCATAGAACTCCACAGAAATACTTAGACCATAGAGTGCTAGTTCATATTCATTACCGCGCCACATCACAGTCGCAGGGTGATTAACCCACGCACCTGTCTTGTCATAGTCACCGCGTAATGCTTTGAGTATTTGGTATGCCTCAACGCGCTGCTTACCTAATCGTTTAGTATCAAGTGCTTGCGCTGATTCAACATAACTGTTATGAGTCATAAAGGTTTGCACTAGAAACCCCAACCTACATAACAAGGAGTCGTAGAGCCAGCACGCAAATCACAATCCCACCACATACCGCTTAGTAGAATCACACCTATTGCTATTGCTATGCCGATTGAAGTTCCAACTACAACGCGACCACGAACAGTCAATCGTGTTGGAGTTTCTTGTGCATCTAACGCCATAAGGCGGAGCGCAAGGACTGTGCCTAACGCTCCGCTAATTATGAACAGGATTACTGGATATAACATATTTACCCTTCTCTCTTTGATTACTTAGTGGCTCGCGGAAAGCGAACTACTGGATTGGTTGGATTCATACCTTTGAACGCAACATCAATCAAATCTGTAATCACGCTTTCGGCATATTCTTTTTCATCTGCCTTACTGCGTTTTCCAGATAGTGCTGTCTTATCTGTTGCGATATCAACTGTTACATAGAAACGAACCTTCATTGTGTATTGCCTTCCACTAGATAAATAGATAGCGGTTGCTATCATCAGGTTTATTTTACAGCGTGAACCTGCCTCGGCTATACCGACTTGCCGACCCAAAACCACGCCTGATTAGAAGTCACAGGGAGCCGTTAGGAAGGTTTAGATGTTTGGGGCGAACCAAGGTCACCCTGTCCAAATCATCAGCCTTCTAAACGGCTCCCACGACTTCTGTTACTGCTGGGGCTACTTAGTCAAAAGCAACTGCGCTCTTGCTTTCAACTTCTCTGCCCCACCAAACAACATACGCTCGGAGCGTAAGTCATCTTTGTCATCTCCACCGCGAATTGGCTTGACCCAGTCAGCCCATTCTGCGACAGCGTTGTAAGCAGCCCACGCAGTTCCAGCAACATTCTGCTGAGTAGGTGCTTTCCATAGAGCCATCAATTCACCGCGCTTCTTTTCAATAGAATTCATCTGGCGGTCTGATGGGTCTGCCTTCTTAGGTTCTGGAATAACTGCTTCCACGAACTTCTTGTATTGAGCATCAGTTACCTTCACAGATAACATCGCTTCAACCTCGGCTTCAAATGCTTCTTGATATGCGAATACCACACCAAGAGTTTCGCGTGCCTGTTGAACTTTCGCAGTAGCACCTGCTGTGTGCTTCAACGATATCTTTGACTTCGCTTGTGCTAACGCCAGCCGAACTGTATTTGTGCATACAGCACGGATAGGAGTTACAGCAACAATGAAGGCTGATGAACCATCGTGTGAATTGACTGCCATAATGTAGTTATCAATTACATCTTGACCTGATGCCAACTTCATAGACTCAGGGAACTTCATAGTCATAAAGACTCGTGAGCCGTTACCGAGTGAACCAGCAGTTTCAAATCTTGCGCCAGTTTCATCGGAGATGTGATTCAAGAACTCAAATGCTTCTAGGTTCTGAATCGGAGTGTAGCGAGTGCCGACTACGCCAAGTGCAGTCAGCCCTTTCTTTGGGTGGTTGCGGTAGGTCAAGAACTTCTTATCTAGTTCAATCTCCTGACCATCAACTTTGGTATAGATAGGGTTTTCACTTACCTTGACTATGGAATCTAACTGAGCAACTTTCAATGCTTGCTCAGCAGTCTGTGCTTTGTCTGTGACTGTGCCTAACTTATGCCAAGCCACTTCACGATTTGAGAAGAACGCTGCCGTTCCATCTTCAAATGTTTCTATGTTTGCGGACATACATACCCTTTCTTATTCTGATGAACTCATCAGCACCAGCGATTACTGGTGGACTCCCAACAAGGGAAGCGTCGGGAGTTTCGTTCTTACAGATTCACCAAGTTTCAGTCTGTTTGATTAAGACTAAATCAAGTGCGAAGCGTTGAGCATCACTCCAAGCGGTTTCACCTTGAAATCGCTTTTCAAATGTGCCGTTGATATACACGATAGACAAGAAAGCAGTCAGGTCGTGGCGTTCAATGCCGTAGTCATACTTGGTGACTTCGGGAACTGTGTATTCAAAGTCTTTTGCTCTAGACATTTTGACTCTCTTTCGTCAATGATTCATTGAGTTCTTTACATACTTTAAGTGCTATATCGTATGTATCACCGCAGAATACTGGTGTCGGAACTAGCGGTCTGCGTTGGAATCGCGCTTCGTTATACCACTTGACCCAAGAGAAGAAGTCAATGACTAAGTATTGCTGCGCTTTACACAGGTTGGCATTCCAAGCAGCATCGTGATAATGACTGCTTGGTTGGATTGTGATGTATGAGTTAGTTTCTTTGTTCATTTGATTTACCCTTTCAGATTATTCTGACCCAGCGATTTGCTGTAGCCCATAGTTCGTCATAATCGCCAGCAGTTGATTCAGTGTAATACTGGTCAATCACTTCTTTCGGTAATCCTGCTGCTTTCATCTCGCGTTGAACCGCACCCATAATTTCAAATGCGTTCAACCCAAAGTAGGTATCAACGAGGATATTTGGATACTTGATTGTTTCTGTTGTCATAGTCTTACCCTTCACGGTAGTTGTTTGATTTGAGTTACATAACCTGCTTCAACGAGAATAGATATAGCCTTCTCGCAGAGTTCCTTGCCTTCTAGCATTCTTGATGCGCGTTGAATCTGTGATGGCAAAGACCACACAACTGCTTTCGTGGTATTGCACCATTCACAATGCAGATTAGTTATTTCAACTGCATCATTATTCTCTGTGAGTTTTTGACCGCACTCACATTCTAGTAGATATTCTGCAACCATTTCATTACCCCTCTATCTCTTTGTAGTCGAACCAGTATTCGTGGTTCGGGTCTTCTTTTTGGAACAGGTTTTTTATGCGTGCGCCATCTAATCTGGCTTCTTCTGCTGACTTGTAGTTCTTGTCTGTAATTAGAACTATTTTATTGACTGTGATTTCATATACCTGCATTAGTCTTCCTCAACTTCAAAGTCATCAACATTGATATTGGTGTCTTCAACTGTCACATCATTCATACCGTCAAATTCGGCTGATACTGTGAAGTGGCTGTCGTCAATATCATCGGTATCAAAGTCAAGAGGCACAGTCATTTCAACTTCAACTTCTGCTGTGAACTTAACTGTGATGGACTTAGTAAGTTCAATACCGAGTGTTTCAGCGAACTCTTTCATATCATCAACTGAGGCATCTTCGTTATCGCCGATATGGCTCTTTAAGAATTCCTCAATCTGTGCTTCTAAGCGATTGAACTTCTGTCGGAAATGGTCTGAGTTACCAGCCTCGGCTTGAACTCTGTTCTGCAACGCTGAAATCGTGTTGTAGTGATTGACCAGTTCTTCTTCAATCTGCATTGAGTTGTGATTCTTGACGAACTGCTCTGCGATTTGTTCTGGTGTTTCTGTTTCTGTTACTGTTGTGTTTTCTGTAGTCATTTCATTTACCCTTTCATAGTCTGACCTCGTCAGTAGCCGAGTTACGGCTAGACTCCCCGTAGGGAGTTTCGGTCTAAAGTAATGAGCCGTTGTATTTGATTGCTGATATTGCATTTTTCTTAGCAGCCTTGACTGAACCGCCGAGGTATAACTTCTCACCAAGATATAAGTCGCCGATATGAGCAACTATCTTGATGTGTTTTGGTTGAGGCTTTGTAACTGTTAGTTCAAGGTCTTCTGCTAATTGAGTATCTGTAAAATATGTCACGATTAGTTACCTACCTTCTCTGGAGTGCGATTACCGTTTTCATCAACATATACAACTTGTAGTTCAATCTTGTTGAACTCTAGAACCCACAACATACGGAACTCATCAGGACTAAGAAGTGCTGATAGATGTTGAAGTAGTGCTTCCATTCCATCTGTCTTGCGGAAGACACGCAGAGCATCTTCATATTGTGATTGATTTGCATTGTAGTTACTTGTTAGTTTTGATTGACTTAGCATTTGATTTACCCTTCGTATGCTGAACTCGTCAGTAGTGGCAGTTACCACTAGACATACAACTGGATGCTGTATGTTTCGTTCTAATTGTTGATTGCACCTTGCGGATATTTACTCGTAACATTTCAAGCCGTTGCGCTAGATTTGTAATTGTCACTCGCTCGCTGCCTAAGCAGGTCATCGCGATTACTCGTCATAGAACCTAGAACTGGTTCGGGCGTCGTCTTGAATCAACCGAGTCTCTGTATGTAATTAACGGCTGTGAGTCTTTCTGTCACCTGATTGAATTCCCTAGGGATTCGTAATGATTCAATCTAGTTCACCAGAGTATTCACTCCGTCTGTCGCTTTTTCACTTCTGGCTGGCTATCCTTGGATATACCCCAACCGCGTGCCGACAAGGTCAATGATACAGGCTCACCCTGCCCTACGCTACCCCCGACACGAGCGCACCTGCTTTATCTATATGAGCCTTTTCTAGCCTTTCCTGTGCCGAGGGTCTAAAATGGACTGTATGGCTGCTAACCCAAATCAAATACCTATCACTCAGGTTGATATCGCAATACACGAGATTGCTGTATCTATTACTACGCAGTTGAATTATCCAGACCAACTAGACGATATTAGCAACCGCGCATACAACTTGTTAGAGCGCGTGATGATTAAAGCCCAAGAACAGAACATTGATATACGCAGATTCAACTACTCTGACTTTGAAAGTGACTTAGAGGAAGAAGAAGAAGAAGCCGACTGAAATGCAAAAAGACCCCCCACCGAAGTGAGGGGTTACTTTTTGTTACCTTTAGTTACCTTTAGTTACTAATAGGTTGCCAATTCTCCAGCACCACTTAGATACGCGACTGCGTCGATGTAGTTATCTGTGTGCGTTGAGTCATTAGCAATTCTAGATATTTTAACAAGTGCCATCATTACGGCTACCTGTTCAGGTGTGATGTGTTCTTCCAGTTGTAGGAACTCGCCCCACATTACGCCGATACGGCGATGATTCTCCCAGAATGACCCGTATGTTTCTTCACGAGTATCAGTAAGCAGAACACTTGCTTCCGCCAAGATATCACTTGCTTCCATTAGTCCAACCAAACTTTGTATGCTGCCGTGACACGACCTTTGATTGGGTCAATGAAGTGCAGTCTTTGCGATGGCGTAGCACTTGCTGCAAGCATAACACCAGCATACCGATTATCTGATTCTGTGCTTCCTGTTTGATATACCGCGCCTTGTCCGTTTGCCATCGCCCATTCTGCGTGGGTGTGATAGTGACCGATATACACATCTCTGAAATCCCAAGGATATGACCCTGACCGCCATTTATTTGCGTGCTGCACGATTGCGCCCGGACTTGCAAAGCCATTCCGCCCGACTTCATCTCCGTGGATAAGTAATGCTTTGTAGTTCCCGATTTCAACTCTTTGGATATCTTCAGGACACTCTTGCCATTTAAGTCGCTTTTCGCCTGAGAGAAGTTGTCTAGCGAGTTCGTAGCACATTCTGTCAAAGTTATCGGAGCGCGGAACATTGTCACGCTTGCTTCCTATCCGACCGTGATTTCCCCATTCAGGAACAACAGTCACCTTCTCGTAGTTAGATAAAGCGTATCGCACTACCTCAACTAGAAGCCTTGAAACATTCACATACTGCTCAAAGAGTGTCGCGTCTATTTCAAATGCTTGTGAAGGGAAGTTGAATAAGCCTTCAACCATATCGCCACCGAACATAATTGTTACATCTTTAACTGGGTGGTCGGCTCGCTGTATATCTGTGATGTGAACAGCCTTCTCACAGAAAGACATTACGCGCCTATGCATAACATCACTATCGTATGAAACAGTTTTCTTAGCACCTTGCCAGTCGGTTAGATGCCATAATGCAACTTCCGCTTTGACTTTACGCGTATCTGTTTTCCGTGCGATTACTGGTGGTATTTTCCCCATCGCTAATACGGCATCACGCGAAGCCTGAATAGTTGCATCAACTAATTCATCTGTGCGTTGTTTCTGTTGCAGTAATTGTTTCTGCGCTCGCTGTAATGCCCTGCGTAGTTCAACTGTTTCAGGGTCAATATCTTTTTCTAATTTATCTAGGTCATCATTTAGCGACACCTTGGCACACTCCCCTTCGGTGTCGCCCTATCGTGCTATCACTAATTTCATATCCGTTTTTCTTTAAGACTACAGATAATGAAGTGTGAGTGATTTGCTTTAGAGCCATACGGGCAGCAAGTATTTCAGATTCTTTTTCTGGCAAGTTACCGAGCAACTCGCACACAGAACACCAAGCGCGTTTAGTCTTTGGGAAATTGCTCTCGTTACCGAGGTCTTCCAGCAATCCCATTTACTTCTTTTTTCTCTTGTCTGCCTTAGCGAGTTTATTCAACTCAACTTCAACGATATCTGCGACGATACCGAAAGCAGGGTCTTTAGGATTGACTGCGCGAATAGCAGGTCCAGCGACAGCGATTACACCAGCGATAGCCAAGTCTTCAATAGACATAGCACCCATAGCATAAGCAGTCATTACTGCGACAAGGAAACTGCGTGCGTATGAACATAGAACTTGTTTCATTTTTTCATTCATCATTACTCCTTTGGTCTAGCAACCGCCATAATTGTAGCGTAGTTGCGTTTCTTCAAGTAGTAGCCATCGCCGTTAGATTGGCTTCCAGACTTACCTGAACTGGTGTTGCCCTCATAGACTTGCAGATATTTCAATCTAGTGTTGTGGTATTTGACGATACCAACGTGGTCAGGTTGAGCATCTTCGTCAAATTGAAAGAATACTAGGTCGCCTCTTTGTGCTTGCCCTAGCGGAACGAGTTGATTGTTCTTCGTCAAATATTTCAACCAAGCATCACAAGATGCGTAGCCCTTCTTAGTGTTGCCAACAGTCTTGATTATCCCTGCATCAAAATACATTTTGCTGGCACTCATAGCGCACCAAGGTTGATTGTTCAACCCATACCACTTACCGAAAGTAGTATCGTTGTTCGTGCCTTCTGTATATCCTACAGATGCCTCACAGAGTTCTAATACCTTGTTAATCATTTCGCCTTCTTGTCTGTAACGATTAAGAAATAGATTTGGTCAACGCGAGTTTCTAAGCGTTGCTGGCGCATATCAATATCATTGACTTTATCTTTTACACTTGAACCACCATTGGGTTTAAGTTCGCTTAGATAATCACGAATCAATGCTTTGGTAATAAATCTATGTATCGCCCAAAAAGATGCTAATATGGCTATTACGCCCGAAGCGGTTGTAGCCCAATCAGGTAGTGACATTTCATAGAACCTTTCGGGTTATGGTGGTGTGTAGGTAGATTGATTTAATTTATGCCAAGAGGTTCCGTTGTAATATACAAGTTGCCCAAGGTCGGTAGCGAAATACAAGTCGCCTTCATTTGGATTAGTCGGCGCATTAGTTGTGAAATTAAGTGAAGGACAGTTGAATCTAAATGCTGTTTCAAGCGACCTGATGCGCCTATCTAAATCCCAGAACATCTCTGATACAACTGGTGGCAGATTGATGTATGGCATTGTTACTCCGTTGAGGTCGGGTCGGTCAGCGTAAGTGTAACGCGTTCAGGACCATTTTCTCCTGGACTCACACTAATAGAAACAATTCTTTTTACGGCAGAATAGCCGAAACCACTACCATCATTCGGGAATCTATCATCTGTGATTCTAAGTAGGCATTCATCACCAGTCTTGTATGAACCTAGAACTGGGTCAATGTATGCAGGAAGCACAATCTTAGGAGTTACGACTGGAAGTTGTTTTGCGGTAACTTCACCGAGAGTCTGCTGATATAACAAGTCAGGGTCGTATTGGTCTGTATAAGAAACTGTGTCTTCAAGTAATGGATATCCAGCAGCAATTTGATTGATAGGTGATACAGCAGTTGCGCGGATTTTAGCCTCGTTAGAGTTAGGACCAATGCCATACATAGTATTAGATGTAATTGAACCATCATCTGGCCATTCATACGCCACGATATTGCCGGGAAATTCAAATACTAACGCTGATGGACTTGCTGCGTTGTATGCGGTTCCACGATAAGGATAATCTGTATGAGCATATTTGCGCGGTTCTAGATTGACGTCATAAGCAACATCTATATTAAAGTCAAAGCCATCTTGTTGATTACTTAAATCTTTGATTGCGCCCCATACATCTTTATACTCATAATCATAATAAATACGAGTCACTAATACACTTGATGTATTGTTGGGAACAACTACTCCAATGTTACCGCCAGTAACAGATTGAGCAAGTGTCATTAAATCTTGTGCCACGAATAACTGGTCTTCTTCTGCATATACAAGTGCTTGCTCATTATCCATTAAATCACCAGTAATGCGCCTATGCTCAAAGTAACTACCGAACTCACGCGCATTGAAAGTGAAATGCTGTGAGTCAGTATCCCAAGTGCGTAGCCAAAGGATTCCGCCCCAAATCAACACACCATCTCTATCTACATAAATTGCTGTGCGTGCTGGCTCCGTTGAAGCCGTAATGTCATATCCCAGTTCGCGTGCATCTGAACCTAGAATAGTTCCATTGAAACTTCCTGGAGTATTAAGAACCTGAGTGAATTGAACATTCGTTAAAGGTAGTTCTGCAAGAATATCATTTGTAATAAGGTCAGCGAATAGATAGCGATATTGCGTTGCCATTTGCTCTCCTTATATTGGCGAATCTAACACCGCATCAACGGCGTCATCTATTGTGCGATGTGTTGGCTCTTGCGAGCAATCGCCTTCGTTACGCGGCAACTTCTTCCCACGCTAAGTTTTCTTCATTCCAAATCCAATTCATACCTTCAGGTTTAGCAACTGGTGCTTCCCATAGACAGGTATCTTTGTTAAGAGTCCAAGAAGGGAAATCGTTAGGCGGAACAAAACCGTCAAGTTCTGAATCGTATGTATAACCAATGCCAGCATAATTTTTGCGTAATGGTGTGCCACCTAACAAATGAACACCACCTGATGTGTTGTAAGAAGTTTGCACCCAAGTGCCACCTAGATTAGTTTCACACCACTCTTGTGTATCGGCGACAATTACTTGCGTAACTATTCCGTTTTCCACTTTTGCATAATGACTCATTCTTCGTTCTCCTTTTCACCGAAAAGCGTTACAGCGTTTAGTAATTTTACATCACGCTTTGTTACAACTCCGCCTTTTTCATCAAGTTGCACTTGCGCTGATAATGCGTCATCAGCAATAACGTGAACCATCATAGTTACTTCATAACTAAAGCATTGCGTTTTGTTTTCCATTTGCCTTCTCCTTATTTTGCGTATCTGACGATAACAATACCTGAGCCGCCTTGACCATAGCCAGTTCCGTAACCATTGTAAGAAGCGCCACCGCCAGTATTTGGCAATCCATTCCAGTTGCTATTTGTTTGTTGTGATGACGGACTAAAATTGCCACCACCACCATAACCGCCTAAATTGTCCGCGCCGTTTCCGCCACCGCCACCAGCATAATAAACAGTTCCTGAAACATTTTGACCTGTTCCAGTTGCTAATCCCCAAGAAGAAAACGCAGAAGTTCCTACGCCACCTGAACCACCAGCAGTTGAACCATTATTTACAACTCCAGCACTATCACTTCCACCAGCCTGACCAGAACCACCAGCACCACCGCCACCGCCACCACGAGGGTTGGTTCCGTTGTTTCCGCCTTGACCGCCATTATTTCCGTAGCCAGTTCCACCAGTTGATGATTGATTTGTAGCACCACCACTACCACCACCACCAGTAACAGTTCCACCACCGCCGCCACCAGAACCGCCAGAAGCACCAGCAACATTTGAGTATGGTCCGCCACCACCGCCGCCATTTGCTTGTGTTAAAGAACCAAAGTTTGACGGACCACCGGGATTTGCTTGACTTCCAAAAGCACCACTAGAACCTGGAGTTCCGCCACCACCAACAGTTACGGTATAACCAGTAGCGGTTAAAGATTGACTGCTTGCGTAGAAAACACCACCAGCGCCACCAGCGCCACCTTGACCACTACCACCGCTAACGCTACCTGCGCCACCGCCACCGCCAGCAATTACAAGAACATCGGCGGTAATAGAAGATGTAGGAGTAAATGTGCCTGATGATAAAAATGAATGATAAAAATAAGTGTTATCAGCAGAAATAAATCCACCTGTTGCTTTTGGCGTTCCTGTGTAAAGTGTTCCAGAAACCTTAAATGTGTGATAAGTATTTCCGCCAGTAGTAATGGTTTGACCGCCATAAAAAACAGGGTTGCCAGAATATTTACATATTACAATTCCTGAACCACCATTACGTCCGCCATCTCCACCACCGCCACCACCGCCACCGCCCATATTGGCAGGTGAAGCCTCTTTACCCCAAGTTCCACCGCCACCAGTTCCACCAGTTCCAGCAGTATATGGAGCAGCCTGTTCGCGACCACCACCGCCACCACCGTAATAACCGCTATCGCCAGTTGCAGTTGCAGAAGCCCAAGTTGACCAAGTGCTTAATCCAATACCGCCATTAACAGATGTGCTAGCCGAAGCACCAGCGCCACCGCCACCTGCGCCACCACCGCCAGAAACCGTACTACCACCTACATTTCCATAACCAGTTCCGTTTGTGCTGTTTTGGGTTGCCGAACCACCACCACCTGCATTTGTTGCACCGCCACCTGAGCCACCGCTATTTCCGCCAACAGCGCCTGAACCAGCGTTACCTGCACCGCCACCGCCACCTACACCTGTCATAGTCAAAGTAGATACTAAAGTTGTATTAGAGCCATTTGTTCCGCTTCCAGCACTTGATGAAACTTTGCCTGAACCGCCAGCGCCGATTGTAATAACGGCGTTTTGCATAAGAGTAAAACTACTGTTGTAAATGATACCGCCAGCACCACCGCCAGCAGCATAAATTCCTGCTGTTTGGTCGCAACCACCACCACCGCCACCAGCAATTACAAGTGCTTCTACAACTTTAGAAATATTTAAGTTTCCAGTTTTGGCTGAATCAAGAATTCCAAGAATAGGCATTAGGAAATATCTCCAATAACTATCCAAGAGTTTGCGGCAATTTTTAGAGCAGTAGCCATTGAATTAGCAACACGAAGTTTAGGTGTAGCACTTGTGGCGCCTGTTGAAATTACAGTTGTTGTTCCCGGAGTTACTGCACCGATAGTTGGTTGTCCTGCACCTGTGAGCCAAAATACGTTAAATTGCGTGCCAATAGCAAAGTTAAAAGTTGCGTCTGTTGGAATATTAAATTGAATTGAAGAAGCGTTGTTCATTGAGAAGACGCCACCTTCATCACCTGTAACCGCAGTATATGCAGCAGTCTTAGCAGAATAAGTAAGAGTAATCTTAGGGTTAGTTATTACTGGTGTGGTTAATGTTTTATTGGTAAGCGTTTCTGTTCCAGTTAATGAAGCGAGAGTTACTGTTCCTGTAGGAAGTGTTACAGTTCCGCTATTGCTAATAGATGAAATAACAGGTGTTGTCAAAGTTTTATTAGTGAGCGTATCGGTTGTTGCGCGACCTACAAGCGTATCTGTGGTTGTTGGTAAAGTTAATGTTCCAGTATTAGAAATACTAGAAATAACAGGCGCAGTTAAAGTTTTGTTAGTAAGTGTTT